TTACCCCGCCTTGTTATGGGGCATGGTTGGGGCAAACTCGCTTAGCTGTGTATTTAACAGCGTTACCTGTGCATTATTATTTTCTGACATCCATTTTCCGTACACCTGAAACACCATTTGCGCATCGGCATGCCCCATCTGGTTTGCTATGAATGCAGGATTAGCACCAGCTGTTAGCGACCAGCAGGCATAAGTATGTCTCGACTGATATGATTTTCGGTGGCGGAGTCCTGCTCGTTTTATTGCTGCGTCCCACATCTGTCTTATTGAGTCAACAGTAAAATGGTCACCATAATTTTTTACTCTCGCTGACACTTCAGGTTGAAAAACAAAGGTGCATTTTTGTTTTTCTGTTCTGCCATACTCTCTGAGGTGAACATCAATGATATGCTCTTTGCTCAGTCTCGTTAGTGTCATCTGATTCTGGAGGGCCTCGATTGCTGGCTTAATAAGGTGAATTACACGATTAGTCCCCGCCTGTGTTTTTGGTACCGTAAAATGGTCTTTTGCTAAATTTCTCCTGATCATCATTGTTCCATTTTTCAGATCTATGTCCTCCCATCCAAGTGCACACAACTCACCAGGGCGAACGCCAGTATAAACAGAAACACACCACAAATTTTTGGCTTGCTGATTTCTGCACGCATCTATAAGGCGGATAAATTCCTCCCGCGAAAGAGGATCTGGAATGGTTCTTGATTCCTTTAATGGCGATATCCCCTTAAACGGATTATCTGCCAGGTAGCTGTTATCAACACCAAACTGGAACACGGCGTTAAGATTTGTCATGTAATTATTTACGGTAACAGCCGATCTCCCGGGTTGTGTAACAATATAGTTACTTTTGGGGATCTGGTATCCAGTCAGTAACTCTTTACGAACCTCCAGTAATTTTTCTTTATTAATCGATGAGGCAAGATTTTTTTCACCGATTATGCTCAGGATATTTTTGATGACGGCACGGTATGTATTGAGTGAACTTCTGGCAACTTCGGCCTCTTTTAGTGCCAGAAATTTTTCGGCCAGTTCACCTATAGTCAAATTTTGTCTGGCTTCCCCAAATTTTTCCAGATTGTGGGAGTAGGGGAACTGTTTTGCGTAGTCAAAAATCCCCGTTTTTATTGCGTAACAAACAGAAGCGCGTAGTTCACCAGCGATGCGTCTGTTTTTTACTGTGTCAGGGACACCGAGGTTTTCCCTGACTCTTACGCCTTTATAAACAAACCAGATGCGTAATGTCCCCCCGTGTTTTTCTACGCCTGTCGGATATTTCATGCCAGCTTCTCTCGTTGATTAGTGTTGTTTTGGATTAAGCAAGGTGACGTCTTGGCCTTGCCGATGCCTGACGCTCGATCCAGCGATCAATTTCTTCCAGATTGTAAAAACATGGGCTGTTATCCCACGGCATGCCGTCATGAGCGACATGTTTATACTCTCTCCCTTCCATAAATGATTTTTCCCTGGCTTTTTTCAGTGTTCCTTTTTTTATTCCTTTCAGCGCAATTAACTGCTCTTCAGATACCCATTTGCCGGGAGAGACAATCATGATTACTTCACTCATCGCTTTTTATCTCTTACATCAGATGAGCGCCGGTTGCAGAATACCAGTCACAACCGGCGACGGTTGAACATTAAAAATCAGCCTGATTCGGGAACAGTTTTTGCCAGATAACTGAAACGTATTTTGCCTGGTAACGCGCATCGTGCAGGGCATTATGGCGTTCACCCTCAAATGTGATGACGTTGCGGGCATCGAAATCCATCACCAGTCCCAGGGCAACAATCGTTCTTACATCACGATCGTTGTAGTGACGCCACGGGCAGGGGATTTCTTGTCGTTTATATGAACGGCTTAAAATTACGTTGTCGAAGTTGGCTCCATTTCCCCAGACCTGAACAAAAAACTCACCGGAGTTTTCGTCTATAAATTCCCGTAATTGTAAAAGCGCATCATCAAGCGGTATTCGATCAGCTAAAATGGCGGCACGGGCTTCGCCAGAGCGTTGAAGCCACCATTCGATGGTGCTTATGTCTACAGTGCCACCACATGTATCCATATCAATTATTTTGCTGAATTCTGGCCCCAGTTCTCCGGTTTGCGGATCGAAAAAGACTGCGCCTATTGAGGCTATTGGTGCGTCAGGATTTTTGCCCATCGTTTCAAGGTCAATCATCAGGTGATCCCACATTCTGCTGGTGGATGTGCTTTCACGATGACCGTTCACCTTAATTAAGGGATTTGCTGTCTCGCCTGTTTCATTATTGCCATTGGCATGTTGATCGCCTTCGGTGCACTCCTTGTTCGGGTGTCCGGCACTTTCCATTTCCTCCAGATCTTTTTCCCGGGCTTCATCCTGGCTTTCTTCGTTGAATGTCTCCTGGTATGTTGCGTCGCCCATCACCGCGCCACAGTCAGGACAGTTGCCGCCACCGCTCTGACCGCAGGCGGTGCAGACTTTTTCCTCTTCCTGTTGCGCTACTGGTTCGGATTGTTTCGTTTCTGGCTCGTCTTGTAACGCATTTTGGCTGTTTTGTTCTGCTTTCTGGTCGTTCTGTTCCGTTTCTTGCTGGTTCTGGTTCACAGAATCGCAGGTTTCAATCCCCTTAACCCATTTCGAATCATTCGGGTCGCTAATCCCTTCAACAAACTCACCACGGGAAGCGGCAAGCAATTTGTCGGCATCTGGTCGACTGATGTCTGCTGCCTCCATAATTTTATTTACTTCTTCAGCAGTAACTTTTACCTGTGACTTGTCATCCAGCGGCTGCGGGTCCTGATGATGTTCAACTGTATCCGCTGCCATTGTTTCAGCCGTTGCCTGTTCATCTGCCATTGCGCCAGATGGCTGCGGTTTTTCTTCATCATCCTGTTTTCCTTCTTTTGTTACACGCTGAGGGATAGGGGCAGAGGAGCGACCGCAGGCAATATCCACGATTTCCGGATCAGGGTTGGCATGATCGGTTTCGGTCAGTACTTTGTTCAGATATTCGGTAACACGGTGGGGAGTAGCCTCGATACCAATTGGTGCTTCTTTCACGGACGCAACTACTATCGCGCGGGAATAATCCAGGTGACCAGGCATGGCGATGAATTTGTCACGAAAAACAGAAAAGGGCGGCTTATTCTCTGAAACGATTTCTTCAATGCGTTTGGCGTGTGCCGGATGTGGATTGTAAATATCGATGTCCATTGAACGGGCCAGAACGCCAGCGGCAACGTCACGTTCCACTGACGCATCATCGTGGACAAAACCTTCACCGCGATCGGTAAGAATTCCTCCGCCAGCATTAGCGCCGGACGGGGTGCGATTGATTTCAGATACGCAATTTCCCTTTGCCCACTCTTTTGTCAACAGCCCCTGATCAAGGTAGTCAGTCTTCATCCAGGTGGAAATGAACTTGTCGAATTCTGCCGGGCTGATACGGCGTGTTGTTGCGTGAGTGAATGCCTTTTCCACCGAATGCGCCAGTCTTCCAAGATGATGGTTTGTCAGCTTATCCAGCTCAGGATGCGAACGTACTGCAGTAAGCAGGCTCTGTATGTTTCCATCTTCCATATCCATTTCGATGCGGATCACGTCCTTGCGTTGTTCTGGTGTGGCGTGATGTTTGTATTTCTCGTCGAACTCCTGACCAAAGAAGTAGAGGTGCAGGAAGCGATGGGTAAGACTCAGGGTGGAGACGGGGATTTCACATTCAGGGCAGTCATCGTTGCTGTCCGGGGATTCGCTTTTATCTGCGTTCTCTGTCTGAGAGTCACTTTGTTCATCGCAGTCACGGCTGACACCTGTAACAGCTTCGCCGCTGGTATTGTCAGTGCTGGCAGGTTTGTCCTGAGCTGAAGGGGAAGGAGCTATAAATATCATTGTGATACCATCTTCCCCGCCTTTTTCGTAACGGTTGCAGAATTCAGTATCAAACACGCCTTCTGGAGGAAGGTCATTCACAACGGGTAAATGGACGCGAACAGGTTTTTTAAAGTCGTCCTCGTCATAATCATTATCATCCATTGCGGTAATGCAGCGGGAGATGGCAACAGATAATTTTTTTGCTGTAGTCCAGTAAAAACCACCTTTAATCCCAAGGCGTTTTCTGACCTTGTCATTTTTTGCTTCGCAATATAGTGCAAAAGTTTCTTTATCAGTGCTCATTGATAAACCTCATTACTATTTTAAGGTTGTGCGAATCCCTGCCATTGCTGGCATTTTTAATCCGTTTGTATGGCGTTAATATGGCTGGTGGGTTATCCAGCCGGTATTTCGTTATTCAGGTACAGCGATACTTTTTTTAACGGGAGGCATTCGCCAGAAATTTTTTGCTCGTCTCTTGCACGGAGGCATGATTCTTTACTGGCATAAATTCCGGTAATCACATTCTGTGGCTCACCCGTTATAAGAAAAACAGTCATTACCAGTGCAAATGCAGAAGTCACTGCTGCCCCCCGAAAATACCAAGTTTAAGAAGGGCAATTCTGGAGAGTATGGAATTATCATTGAGAAGATAAGGCTCATATTTTCTCATCTTAATGGCATCTTCAGTAAACTCCCGGTTACTGAGCAGAACACCAATATCAAAACACCCTTCAGACGTATTAACGTTTGGTAATAACGTTTCCATTATCGCGTCCTCAACAATGAATTTTTAGTAATTGCTCCACAGTCATATTTTTAATTGCGCTCCGGTTTACAAGAGTCCAGCCTTGTTTCTCCAGATAAAACTGGAAGGTATCCAGGGTGCAGACCATTGCGCCGTCCGGAACGGTTTCAGTGAATTTGATATTGCCGTGTTCGTCGAGACGGATAACCAGGGTACGTCCGTCCCCGTGAATCATTTTGTCGGGAGACGGGGCGTTATTCTGGCGCAGTTCTTTCTCCATGCGATCGAACTCAGCGATGTAGGCTTCTTTAAATGCAGCGGCTTTTTTGCCGGTGAAGCCCATCACCAGGAAAACGAAGCCGTTTTTGGTGATTTGGTACATGGGGCGTTTTTCGCCTTTGGCATCGGTGTAGGTAACCGACACAAAATTGTGTTCGTTAAAATTTGATGAGCAGTCTAAATTGCGAATTTTATCCAGTACTCGCTCGTGACGCTTACCAAAGAACTCTGCAATTGCAACAGACGTAGTGACAGCGCGACCATTTTTGATGGTTACGTCAGGGTGAGAAAGGGTAGGGATAGTAGCCATAATGGCAGCCTCTTGGTTGAGTATTAATAACTCACCACCAAGGTTTTCCACGACCATAAGGGTGGTGAGACGTACAGGGGTGGAAATACCGGTCAACCAAGAATCCGGCCAGCCTTGCGGCTGCCCTGCACGCCCCACCATAATCTGAATGTGGCTGTGCATTACGCATAAAAAAACCGCCTGAGCGCGGTTATGCGCTTGATTGAATTCCGGGTTTCCACGCCCGGCACCCGCTTTATGAGGTGCAGATGAACTATAATTCCACCCGTTCTGGTTTTCAATAGCTACATTCAACATTTTCTCTTACCCTTCATCACCGAAGTGAACTTTGTTGATGCAGTGCCTGGTGCCTCCAGGTGACGTTAACCAGTTAACAATTAACGCCGGAATACAGAAGTATGCCCGTTACGCCCCGTAAAAGACCACTTTACGGTTTTAACTGTTCCGCGTGCGCTTAGCCGCATTCACCGCATCACAAAATTCACTTTAAAAAGGGTGGCAGAGCAGTCACGGAGTAGAACTGATGCCACCAAAGACTACACATGGGTATTGTGGCGGGGCTGTCACTTAAGCGTATGGTCAACCTGACAACCCGGTGCATTTTCTGGAGCAATGGAGGAAACCCCAGCCATACTTACCGCCGCGCCATTTCGCGGAGTGCCACAACCGGAAGCGCACGTTCGAAGAAATCTAACGACAAGCCTTCTAAGGGAAAGAGCTTCGCCGTACGCTTTCGCGTTATGCCCTGACTTTTCAGGGTAAATTAACCAGTGGCAACCTGTTTTTACTGGTGCTAATCAGTTAGTGTTTCTTGCTAACCAGCGACGCGCGCCAGCTTCGGTTTTAAACTTTTTACTTTTGGTATACGTCATCGCGGTAAACGTGCCGTCCTGGTTAGGGAACACACCGCATACCAGAGATTCGTTGTTGCCAAGATTGAGCGTATCCATGTTGACCTCATTTCCCCTTAACGCCGGGGTAGCGGAACTGTTTGCTGAGAACACCGTGCGGTGTCTTGATGGATGGTAATTTAGTTTTCTCATTGCGCTTGGTCAAATGTTTTTGATGAGAAATCTCAATATTTAATACAAAACAAAGCCAATACATTGAAATGTAAGGCTTTAAATTTTGTGAAGGGGGTTATTGATGTTTGTTACGTTTGCGAGCTTCTAGTAGCTCGGTGAATAGGCGATTAAAATTCTCAACGCGGGCACGGAGTTCGCTGATCTGTGCTTGCTGCTCTGATTTTGGAAGTGCGCGATACAATCGCAACATCTCCAACTCATCTTCCGATAAGTCTAAGGCGCTGTTGAGTGCAACTGGTGGATCTGGTGTTTTATCCTCGTCACCAAACAGTATCCAAGTTGGTGAACATTGCAATACCTCAGCTAGGCGATGCAAATTTTGCCCGCGCGGGGCTGTATGGTCGCTTTCCCATAGTGAAATTGATGAGCCAGATACGCCAGCAGCTTTGCTTAAATCGTTTTGACTTAAACCAACCTGTTTGCGTCTTTCTCTAATTCGTTGACCTAAAGTTTTCTCGTTCATATTTAGATATCTTAATAACCCTTGACTTGAGATTCCTTGAGTGATTACTATTGAGAAAACTCAAGCCTGGAGGGGTGATGTTTAAATCAGACGTAATTAATTTTTATGGGACGAAAGCCAAAGTAGCGAAAGCTGCTGGTGTTGATCCATCTGCTGTTTCTCAATGGGGGGAACTGGTCCCTGAAGGTCGCGCGATGCGCCTGCAAGAGGCATCCGGCGGGGAGCTTCAGTATGACCCCAAAGTTTATGACGAATATCGTAAGACGAAGCGGGCGGGGCGGGTGAACAATGAAAATCACTCCTGAACAGGTTTGCGAGGCTCTGGATGCCTGGGTATGCAGACCAGGAATGACACAGGAGCAGGCGACGATATTAATCACCGAAGCATTCTGGGATCTGAAAGAGCGCCCGAACATCGATGTTCAGCGTGTCACGTTTGATGATGGCGCGGTTGATCAACGGGCGCTTGGCGTTAACCGGGTGAAGATATTCGAACGCTGGAAGGCTATCGACACCAGGGATAAGCGTGAAAAATTCACGGCGCTGATTCCGGCAATTATGGAGGCTATCCGGATTAGTGATTTCAGGTTGTACCGCGAAATTACTGACGGAAAAAGCATTACGTACATGATTGCCGGGTTAAACAAAGAATATGGCGATGTGGTGGAGTCCGGGCTGCTTTTTGCAGATCCAGCTGTTGTGGAACGTGAGACAGACGAGCTTATAGAAAAAGCAATCGCTTTCAAGCGTGCCTATCGTCACCAGTACCAACAAAAAGCCGGATGGAATTATGAGCCTTCTTTTTGCTGAACGCCCGCTGGTTATAAACACACAGCTGGCGATGAAGATTGGTTTAAACGAAGCCATTGTGTTGCAGCAACTGCATTACTGGTTAAGGGATACCAGTTCCGGCATGGAATGTGATGGCGTTCGCTGGATTTACAACACAACGGAACAATGGCTGGAACAGTTTCCGTTCTGGTCAGAGTCAACGTTAAAGCGTGCGTTTGCAAGTCTGAAAGCGCTGGGGCTTTTGCGTAGCGAAAAGCTCAATAAATCGAAGCGTGATATGACTAATTTTTACACAATTAACTACGATAGCGCGCTTTTAGATGATGGCAAAGTGAACGAATCCATCGGGGCAAAATGCGCCACTCCATCAGGTCAAAATGACACGATGGAAGAGGTCAAAATGAAACGTTCCATTGGTTCAAAACGGCCCAATGTCATCAGGTCAAAATGGCCCGATGATCCTACAGAGAATACAACAGAGAATACAACAGAGAATAAAAAACTCTCTTGTCCGGACGCTTCGCAACCGGACGAGTTGACGGCTGAACAGGCGTTTTTAACCCGCCATCCTGATGCAGTTGTGTTCAGCGTGAAAAAACGCCAGTGGGGAACCCGGGAGGATTTGACATGTGCGCAGTGGATCTGGGGGCGGGTTGTAAACCTGTACGAACAGGCTGCCAGTGACGATGGTGAGATCACGCGACCGAAAGAGCCCAACTGGACGGCGTGGGCCAATGACGTGCGCACAATGCGGATGCTGGATGGAAGAAGTCACAGACAAATTTGCGAAATGTTCAGTCGGGCACAACGGGATCCGTTCTGGATAAAAAACATCAAGAGCCCGGAAAAACTCCGTGAGAAATGGGATGAACTGGTTATTCGACTGTGGCGTGGTCCCGCGCAGCGTTGCGTGAATCATATTTCTGAACCGGATACCGAAATTCCGCCGGGTTTCAGGGGGTAGCGCACCATGAAAAACATTACGTCAGGTGGTGTTCTGGCAAGAGTCAGCAGATTTGTGCCGCAGGATGCAATCCCTCCGTACCGTACGGTGGCGGAGTGGCGGGAATGGCAGCTTGCTGAAGGGCGTAAGCGAAGCGAGGAGGTTAATCGTCTGAATCATCAGACGCGGGTTGAAAAAATCATTAACCGCTCCGGTATCCAGCTGCTTCACCGGAAGTGTACGTTCGGTAACTACCGGGTGCAGAACGATGGTCAGCGCCATGCCCTGAGTCAGGCGAAATCCATTGTGGCAGAGCTGGAAGGCGGCTGTACGAATTTTGTTTTCAGTGGCAGGCCTGGCACAGGAAAAAACCACCTGGCGGCGGCTATTGGCAACCACCTTCTGGCGAAAGGTCGCAGTGTGATTGTGATAACAGTGGCGGATGTGATGCTGGCGTTACATGGCAGCTACGACAACAAAAACTCGGGCGAAAAATTTTTGCAGGGATTGTGTGGCGTTGACCTGCTGGTACTGGATGAAATTGGCATGCAACGGGATACGCGTAATGAGCAGGTCACGCTTAATCAGATTGTTGACCGCAGAACGGCATCGTTACTCAGTGTGGGGATGCTGACAAATCTTAATCATGCAGCGATGAATACACTTCTCGGCGAGCGGGTAATGGACCGCATGTCCATGAACGGTGGTCGCTGGGTGACTTTTAACTGGGAGAGCTGGCGTCCGAACGTCAGCCAGCACAGGAACTGAGAAGTAATTTTTATCCGGAGGAAATTTTAATGGAAACCGTATTGCATGCACTGAAAGCGATGGGTAAAGCCAATTCTGTTGAACTGGCGGCGCGGCTTGATATCAGCCGTGAAGAAGTTCTCAACGAACTGTGGGAACTCAAAAAAAATGGCGTTGTTGATAAAACGGGTCACACCTGGTTTCTGGCTGGTGAAGGTGAATCCGGGGTAACCGAAGAGCAGCCAGCACAGTCTGAAGTACCGGATGTGCTGACCGGGGAGGTCGAACAAAAAGTTACCGCGGACATGATGATTGAGTTTATCTGTCAGGATGGGGCTAAAACGTGTGAGGAACTGGCGGATAAGTTCGGTGTTAGCATTCGCAAGGTTGCTTCCACGTTGGCGGTCGTAACAGCAACGGGGCGCCTGGCACGCGTAAATCAGAACGGTAAATTTCGTTACTGCATACCGGGCGCTGATTTACCGGCAGAGCCGGAAGCTGCATCCGTAGCGGAAACCGATGGTAAAGCCTTTCCTCAGCCAGCAGGTGTTGCGTTACCAGTCCGGGAAGCTGCAACACAGGAAGAAATAAAAACGGAAAGTGTGGCGGTCACAGTGCAGTCACAGCCGTCGTTCACCAGAAAGCATCCGGATGGTCTGATTTTACCATCGCTGCATGTGGCTAACCGCGAGCTGCGCCGGGCAAAAGGTCAGGTTCAGAAGTGGGAGCGAGTCTGCGCCGCGCTGCGGGAGCTGAACAAGTGCCGGGATATTCTCCGGGATATTACCGCCACCAGAGAACACCAGCGGTGAGTGGGTGGAAGACGTGGTGCCGGGCTGAAATTCTGATACTCCGGCAGTGCGCGGGAACAATGAAGGTAAAAAGCATTGGCGCACTTATCGGACGAACTGAAGCGGCAGTGAGAACGAAGGCACGGGAGTTGGGCATCAGCATGATGTTACGTGGTGATTTTCACCCGTCGGCAAAATATTCACAACGTGATATTGAGCTGGCGCGGCAACTGCATCAGCGCGGTGTACCCCGACGGGAAATTGCCGAAAAGTTCGGAATGAAGTTGCGCACAGTGAATAACTACGTTTATTTCGACAGGAGGGTTCAGGCGTGAGGGTGAGAATTTATATCGCCGGTCCGATGACGGGATATGAAAATTTCAACCGCGAGGCGTTTCACAGGGCGGAAGAAGCACTGAAACGGGAAGGGCATACCGTTTTAAACCCGGCAGTACTTCCGGACGGGCTGACTCAGCCGCAGTACATGGATATTTGCATGGCAATGATTCGTTGTGTGGATGCGGTTTATATGCTGAAAGGCTGGCAGCGGTCGGCAGGCGCTAAGGCAGAGCTGGCACTGGCGGAGAAACTGGGGCATGCGGTGATTTATCAGGAGGTGGCTCAATGAGAGAGGTTAACTATGAGGCGCTTCGTGAGGCAGCACAAAACTATCAGTCGACGCTGGCGTGGTATCAGGCTATCCCGGACAGCCCAAATGCTGAACGGGATTGTGATGCGGCTCTTGCTGCGTTTAAGCGTCACATCCGTCATCGGGAAGCGGATATTATCGCTGATTTGCTGGATGGACTGGAAGAAGCAAAATCACAACTCAACGAGCAACGTGAGTATTACGAAGGTGTTATCTCGGATGGGAGTAAGCGCATTGCTGAACTGGAAGCGCGGGAAGTTCAATTACCGACTCGCTACGACCTTCGATATGGACACCCGATAAATGCAGATGAGCGACAAGTCATGATACCTAAAGAAAATGGCAGTTGGCTTTACCTGATTGACCTAGAACACGCATTACGCGTCGCTGGCATTCGCATCAAAGGAGAGGAGCATGGAAATAAAACCAGAGGATGAGTTAAGCAATATCGTTTTATTTCCGGTAAAAGAGGATGACCCTCGTAATCAGGTTAATTTTCTTTATGAGCCATCGGAAAGACCATATTGTCATCACGCCTCTGTTCGGGTTGACGAAAAAGAGCGTCAGGTCCGCTGTAAAATCTGCGGTGCAGTTGTGGAGCCGTTTGACTGGATGCTCTCTGTGGCGAAAAGAGAAACCAGACTGGCAGATGATGTAAGGCTATTGCACCAGGAGGAACAGGAAAGGCGGAAAAATATAGAAAAGTTAATTCAGATTGAGCGTAACGCGAAAGCGCGGATACGCAGGGCGACAAAATCCAGAACTGAATAAATAAATTTAGCGCTGTAAATAAAATCTAATCCTTAACTGGAGGTATATTTATGTTAAATACACAGAAATCCATTAATGCGGAAAAATATAACGAGTGGGCAAGAAAATTCTCTGAGCAGATTTTTAAAATTACTGGCGATGAGAATGCGGCAAAAAATGAATTAGAACCGTGGACGCCTGAAGGAGCCGACCCAAATTATTGCTGGAGGGAGGTTGATCCAGTTGATGCTGCAAATGAAGCTATGAGTTATCACAACGATTAATGTCAGGAGGCCGCCCGAAAGGGCGGTAATGAATGGTCACATTATTTAGAAAAAAATATCCGCGAAAGAGTAGAACAACAGAATTTCTGTTTCTCATTCTGTTTATCGTGTTGATGATACCGATATCCCCGTTAATCCTAGTCTGGATAATCGGAAAAATAATTGAGCCAGTTATTGAATTGTATAACGACGTGGTATGGGCGTCATTCAACACACTGCACAATAAAATTAATCCGTATAAGGAAAGCTGATATGGCACTGACGAAAAAACAACGCGCAGAACTGCGCATGAAGTTCGGTGGTCGCTGTGCTTATTGCGGCTGCGAACTTGGCGAAAAGTGGCATGCAGACCATGTAAAACCGGTCATTCGTTTTGATGGAAATATGCTTCACCAGGAACGTGACGATATATCCAACATGGTTCCGGCATGCCACCCATGCAATCTGCACAAGCATTGCAGTAGTCTGGAAGATTATCGGCGAATTATCAGTGATGGTCGTCGTGAATTCCTTGCGTCCGGGAAAGGCAAAGCGCTGGTTCGTATGGGATTGGTTGAAATGAAATCTGACCCGGTTGTGTTCTGGTTTGAAAAATATCAAGAAGGGGCTACGGCATGACGACTTTTACCAGAGAGCAGTTAATAGCTCACGCAGAGGAGACTATTGAAGCACAGAGACTGTGCATACCGGGCACAATCGACCATGACATCATCCGCACATATAAGATGGATATTGCTGTTCTGGAAATCGCACTGGTATCGCTGGCAGCAGAGCCAGCCGGTAAATTGCATGAATACAAACCAGTGGGATATCAGCGTCTGGTCGATGAGTTAACCATGCTGGTAAAGCAGTTAACCTGGCAACTGAGGAAAGCGAAGCCAGACTGCAAATTACCGGATAAGGCGATGAGTTATCTGGAGCGGAACGGACTGATAAGCGTGGAGGATATTTTACGATGACCTGGCCTGAAGCATTAACAACGGTAGGAATTGCGATGGCGGTGGCGCTGGTGGTGTATTCGATTTGCCGCTGGGGATAAAAACGGTTTGCGGGAAAAGGAGAGTTAAGTAGAATTGCAGCGGGTGCTTGAGGCTATCTGTCTCAGGCATGAACACCAAAAGGCAGATAGAGAAAAGCCCCAGTTAACATTACGCGTCCGGCAAGACGCTTAACATTAATCTGAGGCTCAATCTGTGAACGGCAAATCTAGGTTAGCCTCTTACGCGCCGAAAGGCAAGGAGAAGCAGGCTATGAAGCAGCAAAAGGCGATGTTAGTCGCCCTGATCGTCATCTGTATTACCGTCATTGTGACGGCACTGGTAACGAGGAAAGACCTCTGCGAGGTACGAATCCGAACCGGCCAGACGGAGGTCGCTGTCTTCACAGCTTACGAACCTGAGGAGTAAGAGACCAGGCGGGGGAGAAATCCCTCGCCACCTCTGATGTGCCAGGCATCCTCAACGCACCCGCACTTAACATGCTTCGGCGGGTTTTGTTGTATTAGAATATCAGGATATTACCTGGATCCCGTTTTTCTCGACAACTGAAAGAAGCCGAAGAGCTGCACCTCCCGGGCGTTTCACTCCTCGTTCCCAGTCTGATATCAGGTTTTTACTGACGTTGAGGTATCTGGCAAAAACAGGTTGAGACAGATGCTCTCGTTCTCGCAGTGCACGGATCCTTTCTGGAGACATTACCGGCGCAGGCTGAAGACAAGTTTCATCGAATTCGCGCATAGTTTGTTTTGTGATTGCACCGATATCATGGAGTGACTCCATCATTTCATGTACAGATGCAAGTGCATCACTGCGGTAATTTTTACTCATTGGGTACCTCCGTGAACTGGCCTTGTTGAATCAATTGTGCCAGCTGTTCATCAGTAAGATTGAGGACATGGGGAGCGGCTTTTCGAAAAGCATTTTCCTCTATAGCAGTGATATTCTCTCGTTCATTCTTTGCGTATGCGTAGATGAAAAAGGCTTTTTCTGCAACGCGGTAAAAAATTATTGTCCGGTAACCGCCTGATTTTCCGCCACCACTTCGGGCTAATCTTTGTTTAATGACACCACTACCCAAATTTGCGGATATGATCCCCTTATCGGCCAGCTCCACGATTTTGCGCAGCGATTTATCGGAAATCCGATGTTTTCGGGCGAAACGTTCAAACCAGGCGTTTTTGAAAATTCGCATACCTGCCTCTGCATTTTATATAACACATAGTGTTACACCATGTGGACTATGGAGGCAATCTTTATTTGAGAATGCTTGCTGATTTATCGGTGTTCAAAAAACAGACGTAATTCAGATTGTATAAACGGCAGACAGAAAAAGTCATTGTTCTTGCGCATAAAATCCTCAGATTTACTGAGTGAAATGCGTCTCTTTTCATGGTTATAGTCCGAGAGAAGCGATAATGCATTTCATTTCCTTTACGTCAGGAGGTGTTGTGAAAATCCCAGCCAGTTTGATCCCGGGGTTTTATGAGAGCACGCGCCCGGTTGTTGTTTACAGAAACAGTGATGGTTCTTTTCAATGTGGTTTTGTTATGCGAAGTAATGAGGTTGTTGTAAGCCTTTCTCTTCTTTCTGAGGTAAGAGAGTTGGCAGGATTACCTGTTGATGATATTCAGAAGCAGCTATAAAATCAGGCTGACTTGAACCGTCGCTGAGAAACACCGTGCCACCGGAGATCCCGATGGCGCACGATATCAAACATCACAATTCTGATACCGGCCCTGCCAGCAGGCACGGGCGGCGTTCTCACACATTCAAATCTGACTGGTTCCTGCATGACCCATGCACTGAAGAACAGGCCGAATGGCTGATTCAGTGCTACCGCAGACGCGGGTATAAGTTTGAGAAAGCCCTCAGTCTTGACCGTCGCCACTGGATAATCTCCGTCAGGCTCCCTTATTCCGAACGCCCACCGCGTCCGTCCCGTACATTCCAGCAGCGCATCTGGAGGTAACGTGCGGGTATTACTTCGACCTGTTCTGGTACCGGAACTCGGGATGGTGCTCCTAAAGCCGGGCCGTGAATCAATGTCAGCATTCCATAACGGCAGAATATTGGTGGAGCCGGAACCGAAAAACATGCGCGGTCTGCCGTCCGGAGTCGTTCCTGCCGTTCGACAGCCGCTGGCAGAGGATAAAACATTACTGCCATTTTTCAGCAACGAACGGGTGATTCGTGCTGCGGGTGGCGCTGGTGCACTGTCTGACTGGTTATTACGTCACGTGAAATCCTGCCAGTGGCCACACGGTGATTATCATCACAGCGAAACTGTCATTCACCGTTACGGTACCGGCGCGATGGTGTTGTGCTGGCACTGCGACAACCAGCTGCGCGACCAGACATCAGAATCACTCGATCAACTTGCTCAGCAGAATCTGGTTGCCTGGATGATTGACGTTATCCGTCACGCAATAAGCAGTACGCAGGAGAGGGAGTTATCGCTGGCCGAATTATCCTGGTGGGCGGCCTGCAATCAGGTGGTGGATGCACTACCTGAGGCAGTAGCGCGTCGTTCGCTGGGATTACCAGCGGAAAAAATCCGCTCCGTATACCGTGAGAGTGACATCGTACCGGGAGAACAGACAGCCATCAGCATACTGAAGCAGCGCACAAAAAATATTGCGCTGCCACTTCACGTCCACCAGCAACAAAATCCACCACAGAAAAAAACGGTTGTCAGTATCGCCGTTGATCCGGAGTCTCCTGAATCGTTCATGAGGCGGCCTAAACGTCGCCGTTGGGTTAATGAGAAATACACGCGCTGGGTAAAGACACAGCCGTGTGCGTGTTGTGGTAAGCCTGCTGACGATCCGCATCACCTGATTGGTCATGGTCAGGGGGGAATGGGGACAAAGGCCCACGATATTTTCACGCTACCGTTGTGCCGGGAGCACCACAACGAACTTCATGCAGACCCGCTGGAGTTTGAGAAAAAGTACGGCTCTCAGATTGAGTTAATTTTTCGTTTTCTTGATCACGCCTTTGCGACTGGCGTGCTCGGGTAAAAGAGGTGACTGATGCTCATAGATTTGGTTTTACCTTACCCGCCGACGGTGAACACTTACTGGCGACGCCGTGGCAGCACATATTTTGTATCAAAAGCAGGGGAGCGTTATCGCCGGGCAGTGGCACTTATTGTTCGCCAGCAGCGGCTGAAATTAAGCCTGTCCGGACGGCTGGCAATAAAAATTATTGCAGAGCCACCGGATAAGCGTCGTCGTGACCTGGACAATATTCTGAAAGCACCGCTGGATGCGCTGACGCATGCGGGAGTGCTCATTGATGACGAGCAGTTTGATGAAATCAATATTGTACGTGGTCAGCTTGTTCCTGGTGGTCGGTTGGGTGTGAAGATTTACAAAATTGAGAGTGAGTGAGCGTAAATATGATATATCCGGAAATTACAGGCAAAAGCGGCGAACATTTACGCCTGAACACGCTGGAAGCAGTCTGGATCCAGGGGAAATTACGGATGTGGGGGCGGTGGTCGTATATCGGTGGGGGTAAATCCGGAAATATGTTTAACCGGTTACTGGTTTCGAAGAAGCTGACGAAAACAGCAGTTAATGAGGTTTTACGCAGAATGAAGAAATCCGGGCTGGAAAAACCGGAACTTGAGGCATTTTTTCGGGATATGACCAGAGGGAAGCAGAAGAGCTGGTTGTCACATTGTACAGACACAGAGGCGTTGATTATTGATCGCGTTATCAGTGAGGTGCTTGGGGAATATCCCGGGCTAATCAATATTCTCCGGCAAAGGTACGAAGGACGGGGAATGAGCAAACTGAAAATGGCCGAAAGGTTAAATGCAGATCATCCTGAGTGGACGTTGGTTACGTGCAGACGCCGAATTGATCAGTGGTTGGGGATATCTGAATTTATGTTACATGCCCCCATGCGTATGGCTTTTGTTACAGAGAAAAAAATGTTGCAAACTGATCAATAAACTGCTTCAATCCGTATAAGCTTCGCAAGGCTGTATCGCGAGGCGAAACGCAAGTTTTTTCGCACAAGGAAGCCACCGGAAGGTGGTTTTTTTGTGTCCGTAATATACAGCAGCGCAATAAATTCGCTGGTGGTTATTAATACCGTTCTTTCAGCTTGCTGGCTTGTTCGACAAGAGTTATTGGTGTGTCACGTTAACCGGAAAAAGGAAAAAGACATGCTGAAACAGCAGGATATGACCGAAACCGCCAGAGTGGTGTTTAATGAATTAAGCGTCACAGAACCGGCGACAGTCGGGGAGATTGCGCAGAATACTTACCTTTCACGCGAACGCTGTCAGTTAATACTGACCCAGCTGGTTATGGCGGGTCTGGCAGACTATCAGTTCGGTTGTTACAGACGCCTTCAGTCCTGAAGGCTTTTTTATTTGTGGTAAATGGGCGGCTGGTGGGTGTTAGGGGCACTCACCAGCCATCTGCTCATGCGTCCGGATCACAAGCAAACCTCAGGCCCACTGCTTTGCGCAAAAGCAGAATGAGCCTATCAGAGACAGGCTTAATGATCCATGCTTAATACTGTAAAAATATCCAGTTGTGAGTTAATCAACGCCGACTGCCTGGCATTTATCCGGTCGTTACCCGAAAATTCTGTTGACCTGATAGTCACGGACCCGCCGTACTTTAAAGTGAAGCCTGAGGGCTGGGATAACCAGTGGAAGGGCGACGATGATTACCTGAAGTGGCTGGACCAGTGTCTTGCGCAGTTCTGGCGGGTGCTGAAACCTGCCGGAAGTCTTTACCTGTTCTGTGGCCATCGCCTGGCATCTGATATCGAAATCATGATGCGTGAACGCTTCAGTGTGCTGAACCATATTATCTGGGCAAAGCCGTCCGGACGCTGGAACGGGTGCAACAAGGAAAGCCTGAGGGCGTATTTCCCCGCCACAGAGCGCATTCTGTTCGCGGAACATTATCAGGGGCCGTATCGTCCGAAAGATGCCGGGTATGAGGCGAAGGGCAGGGCACTGAAACAGCATGTGATGGCCCCGCTGATTGCTTACTTTCGTGATGCGCGTGCTGCCCTGGGGATAACGGCAAAACAGATTGTGGATGCCACAGGAAAGAAAAACATGGTGTCGCACTGGTTCAGTGCCAGTCAGTGGCAGCTACCGAACGAAAGCGATTATCTGAAATTACAGGCGCTGTTTGCCCGGGTGGCAGAAGAGAAGCATCAGCGCGGTGAACTGGAAAAGCCCCACCACCAGCTGCTGGAGACGTATACTTCACTGAACCGGCAGTATGCGGAACTGCAGAGTGAATATAAGCATCTGCGGCGGTATTTTGGCGTGACGGCGCAGGTGCCGTACACCGATGTGTGGACGCATAAACCGGTGCAGTACTATCCCGGGAAACATCCGTGCGAAAAACCGGCAGAAATGCTGCAGCAGATAATCAGCGCGAGCAGTCGTCCGGGGGACCTGGTTGCAGATTTTTTCATGGGGTCGGGTTCGACAGTCAAAGCCGCGATGGCGCTGGGGCGTCGTGCAACTGGCGTTGAGCTGGAGACTGAACGTTTTGAGCAGACGGTCAGGGAAGTACAGGATTTAGCCAGTCAGAACGGATGATATTGCAGTATTAGTTACGTACCGTTATTATCCTGCACCCGGCCCTTTAGCTCAGTGGTGAGAGCGAGCGACTCATAATCGCCAGGTCGCTGGTTCAAATCCAGCAAGGGCCACCATATCACATACCGCCATTAGCTCATCGGGACAGAGCGTCAGCCTTCGAAGCTGGTTGCGCGGGGTTCGAGTCCTCGATGGCGGTCCATTATCGGTATTCAGCGTTGTTAGCTCAGCCGGACAGAGCAATTGCCTTCTAAGCAATCGGTCACTGGTTCGAATCCAGTACAACGCGCCATACTTATTTTTCTGGCTCGCTTTTGCGGGCCTTTTTTGTATCCGCGCCACGCCCGGCGCATATCAACCACAGAGCCTTTCGGGGGTGAGCTTACGGAGTGGTCAGTGTGACTTTCTCTGTGGGCAGATCGCTCCCGGGCGTTGGCTCACCCACCCAAAGGAACGTCACGATGTTTGGTATTTTCAAAAAGAAAACCCGCAGAGCAGCAACGGAAATTAAAAAGTTTGAGAAACGCGATCTGGCACAGGCGGTTATTAATGCTGCCTACCTGGTAGCCTATGCAGATGGTGAATGTGAGGCTTCAGAGAAAGCGAAGATCGAACAGGTATTACGTAACCAGCCTGCGTTGTCCGCGTTTACGTCAGAAATTAATGCCATCAGTGCCACGATCACAGGTCAGCTTGACACCAACTTTAAAATTGGTCGTCGAGCGGCGTTGCGTGAAATTGAAGATGTGAAACACGATACGCGTGAAGCGGAAGATGTGCTGGATGTGGCGGTGGCTATTGCTGAAGCAGATGGTGAAATTGAGCCGGAAGAGCGTAAGGTTCTGGAAGAGATTGCAGGTGTTCTTGGCCTGCGACTGGAGAACCACCTGTGACGGTAAAACTGCGTCTGGCCGCTGTGGCACTCCTGCTGTTTCTGGTGGTGATGGTGGATTTCACCAGCAGGATCATGTCGGTGCTGGCGGATGGAGTGCTGGTGGTCGGTATTGTGGTGGTGCTTTTTCCTTTGGTGAAAAAGGACATGCCAGGTAGTTAGCCGGGTATCAGTCATGCCCCGAAAATTTTAAATGTCTCACAATTCAGACGGTTGACAGTTGTCTGTTTTGCGGGGAGTTTGTTAAAAGAAACTGGCATGGTGAATCCCCCTGAGCGGAGGGGCGACTGGTGCATTAGGTGTTATCTTTGATACCTAGGAAAGTGAACGCGCGGGTTTGGTTGCACCGGGCTGAACTCACCGGGAGGCACCCGGCATCATGCGCATGATGATACAGATACGCGGCTTTAGCCCCTCTCCGGAGGGGCTTTTATATGAATTTTGTAAGATATGAGTAAACTAATTATGGACACTGTTGTTTTAGTCCGTAAGGGCATATTTGCAGAATGCAATGATTATTAAAGCATTCTTTCAATACGTTATCTGAATTTGCAGGACATTCCTGGCTGTTTTTGATTAAATCCCAGAATCTTTTATTGAATGGTACAACGTTGTAAATGGTTACAGGTAGCACTTTGTTATTAAGTACGATACCTGTGTGAGTCAACGTAAATATACTTTCAGGAGGTAAGAAAACATCCGATTGATACCAGATTATTAATTTTATTTTACTCCATATGGCTGAAAAAGATATTCCGCATGATGGCTGGATAACTGTATCAATCACAATCCACTTCATTTAGCCTCCTTATTTATGCTGTGCTGGTGATGTTCTGAAAAGTATAAATGATAATTTTGAATGTAAACCATAGAGCAGAATTATTTTTCTGATGTTGTTTATTTAAATACAGGTTTTTTATATCCCGTCTTGTAGTTTATCCATGCATACCTGCTTTATGATGAGGTTTTCATTTAAGGTATGGTTTTGTGTTTTTTTCTGTATTTCATGTCAGGTATTTTAAAGAATTGTTTTTAATATGGTGGAAAGAACCATGGCATTTAAACACTACGATGTGGTCAGGGCGGCGTCGCCGTCAGACCTTGCGGAGCGACTGACTCAAAAACTGAAGGAGGGGTGGCAGCCATTTGGCAGTCCTGTCGCCATCACGCCTTATACCCTGATGCAGGCCATTGCGGCGGAAGGTGATGTCACCACACCTGTGCTGGTGAAGCCGTCGGATGGAGAAGGCACAGTTATCAGCACCACCAGCGAACCGGAGTATTACTTTGTTGTTGTTCTGGCGGGGCAGTCAAACAGCATGGCATATGGTGAAGGCCTTCCGCTGCCGGAGACATATGACCGTCCGGACCCGCGTATTAAGCAGCTGGCGCGCCGCAGTACGGTGACACCGGGCGGTGCCGCCTGTAAGTATAACGACATTATTCCGGCGGACCATTGTCTGCATGATGTGCAGGACATGAGCCGTCTTAACCATCCGAAAGCGAACCTGTCAAAGGGGCAGTACGGAACCGTGGGGCAGGGGCTGCATATCGGCAAAAAACTGCTGCCGTTTATACCGGCGAATGCGGGCATTCTGCTGGTTCCGTGCTGCCGTGGTGCTTCGGCATTCACAACGGGTGCAGACGGCACATACAGCGAATCAGCCGGTGCATCGGAAAATTCACTGCGCTGGGGTGTGGGTAAGCCGCTGTATCAGGATTTGGTGAGCCGGACTAAAGCCGCACTGGCGAAGAACCCGAAAAACCGTCTGCTTGCGGTGGTGTGGATGCAGGGAGAAGGTGATGCGGCAGTGGGGACGCATGCGCAGCATCCGGGGCTGTTTAGTGCGATGGTGAATCAGTTCAGAACGGAGCTTGCCGGTCTGGCATCACAGAGCACAGGAGGCAGCGCATCAGCGGTACCGTGGATTTGCGGGGACACAACGTATTTCTGGAAGCAGCGTCATGCGGAAGGGTATGCATCAGTATACGGAGGGTATAAGGGTAAGGAGTCGCAGAACATTTTCTTTGTACCGTTAATGACGGATGAGAATGGTGCGAATGTGCAGACCAATGACCCGGCAGAAGACCCGGACCTGGAAGCCGTCGGTTATTACGGTTCAAAGTGGCGTAATGACCAGAAGACCTGGACATCTGTGGACAGGGCAAGCCATTTCAGTTCATGGGCACGCCGTGGGATTATTTCCGACCGTCTGGCAACGGCGATTCTGGTGCATGCCGGGAGAACTGCTGAATTCATTACCGGAAAACAGCCTGATACGGTGAAGCCCACCGGACCTTCCGGTGAAGGCCCGGAGAGAGAGCCGGAAGCCCCGGTCAGTAACCGAACCCTGATGAGTCTGCTGGCGTCCGGTGAAGACCTGGCATCACAGGGCTGGCGCTATTATCACAAACCGGCGAGCGGAGACAATGTTGATAAAAACATCGCTGAGGCTGTGGTCAGTGATGAGGGTGCCACCGGTGGTAAGGCCCTGCAACTGAACAAACCGGAAAGCCACATCTGGTTTCTGGAGCATGATGCCGCCGGGCAGGGGGCAGAGTTGCTGAAGAAAGGCGGACGTGTGAGCGTACGGTTTAAGGTGCCGGGCTCACTGGTGCCGAATCAGTTTGCCCTGGGTATTTACTGGCAGTTGTCGTCCCTGCCGGAGGGAGTGACGCTGGCAGAGGAAGGCAACGACATGCTGATGTCCTTCTTCCTGCAGACGGATGCGACGAACCTGAACGCGATGTACCACAAGAAGCAGAATGCGAAGCTGGATACGTTCGGGGTCTTTGATAACGGATGGCACACACTGGCTTTTGAGTTTGCCGGAAACAACAGCATTCAGGTGACGCCGGTACTGGATGAGAAACGGGGTACACCGTTCACACTGGTGAAATCTCCGGCATCAGGGGCGGCGGACAAACTGCAACTGACAGGCATATCAAAGGCGGCGACATATACGTTGCTGATTGACAGTGTGAAGGTGGAAGTGAACAACGCGGACGCCGCGGCATGATAAAAAGAGCCGCCAGCGGCAGGAATGGAAGCTGGCGGAGGTAATCCCAATGGAGAATGTAAAGAAAAGATGCTTTCGTACATCGGTTGTTTTTTTAAATGAAAACAGTTCTCATTGTCAACCATAACGGTAAGAAATTATGACATTTATTCATCAGGTGATGCTGTACTTCTGTACGGCGGTCTGTGTGCTGTATCTTCTTTCGGGTGGGTACAGGGCCGTGCGCGATTTCTGGCGCAGGCAGATTGATAAAAGGGCCGCAGAGAAAATCAGCGCCAGTCAGTCAGCCGGAAGCAAACCCGAAGAGCCGCTCATTTAGCTGCAACTTTCTTAACAACCATTTTCAACGAGAAAATCCCATGTCAGAAATCACATCCCTGGTCACTGCAGAGGCAGTGAAGGAAGTCCTGCGCTCTGAAGAAGTCCTGAGCGCACTGAAACAGAAACTCCGCCAGAACCTTGAGTCGCGTCTTGATGCAGAAGTGGATGCCATTCTGGATGAACTGCTGGGCGCACCGGCTGTTCCGGAGCCGGAAGGCATTGCGGGTGACGGGAGTGCTTCAGATGGCGGTGAACCCACACCCGACAGCGACATGATGATGTAAGCATGCGCAAGGGACCATCGGTGTGTGCCGGTGGTCTTTATATTGTTGTGAGCTTCCGGATTGCGGGAGACGGGGTATGTACCAGATGGAAAAAATCACAACAGGTGTGTCATACACCACGTCAGCGGTGGGAACGGGCTACTGGTTCCTGCAGTTGCTGGACAGGGTTTCCCCGTCTCAGTGGGCGGCAATAGGCGTGCTGGGGAGTCTGCTGTTTGGTCTGCTGACATACCTGACGAACCTGTATTTTAAAATCAGAGAAGACCGGCGTAAGGCGGCCCGGGGAGAGTAAAGCGATGAATAACAAATATGAACTGGTTGTAAAAGGGATAAATCATTACCCGGATAAGATAACTGTTACGGTGGCACTGGAAATTGCCGGTCAGCCGTCGTTGTTGTCGCCATATGTGGCGATTAGTCTTGACCGTACTGAAGGTGCCACGCTGGAATTTTACGAAGCTGAGGCGAAAAAACAGGCGAAGCAGTTTTTCATGGATGCGGCTCTCGGATTACGCGAAGGGACTGCGCGATGTGGCTTTCAGAATATTTCTTCATGGACAATGCCGGAAAAAATCGCCACTTACCCGGGGCGTGAAAAGGTCAACGAACCGGTAAAAAATGCGCCTGATGATGTGCAGAGCGCGATGGTTAATGTGGAGCTTCCGGCACGTGTGACACCAGGAGTGAAAGTCGGGGAAGATTCTCGTCTTGTGCTGACCAAAAGAATAGGCAGCGTGGTCAGTGTTCATATTGATCATGAGGAAGTTCTGTCGGTTATGTACAGGGAAGACTACGATCCGAAAACAACATTCAGCGACTATGAAGCGAGAGCAAAGGAGTATGCCTTGTCGGTATTTGCTGCGGTACGTGGCGAGGACTGTCGTAAAAACGGGCATGAAAGTGATTTTACTGTGCCTGTGTCGGACAAAAACCAGGAACGGGAGTGTAACCGGCCATCCTTTGTTGTATCCGGTGATGACGGGAAAATCACCATATCAGAAAATGGAAAAGTAACACCGCCATCGCACCAGCACAGTGAGACGCTCATTGAATTTGCCATTGATTACCTGAAGAACAATAAAAAACAGGGGCTGATGAAGCGCATTGGTCGCTGCATGGGATATCTGCAGCTGGCGGCAGAGATTGAAGCACTTGCCAGTGGTGCAGACAGGGATGCTGCGGTGCGGGAGGCTCTTCTTTGTGATTTCAATACGCCACCCTTTAAGAAAGAGCCTGATGGCTGGATCCAGCCGGGGCTGACTTATCTTAAAGTGCGTATTTAGTGGGCCAGGGACAGCGGCTGAATATTTAATATATACATGAACGCAAAAATCAAATACGGCCTGTCAGCTGCTGTTCTGGCGCTGATTGCCGCAGGTGCGCCTGCGCCTGAAATCCTCGACCAGTTTCTTGACGAAAAAGAAGGTAACCACAGCACGGCATACCGTGATGGTGCGGGTATCTGGACCATCTGCCGTGGTGCCACCCGGGTGGATGGTAAGCCTGTCGTCCCTGGCATGAAGCTGTCGAAGGAAAAATGCGACCAGGTTAACGCCATTGAACGTGATAAGGCGCTGGCATGGGTGGCGAAAAACATCAAAGTGCCACTGACTGAACCCCAGAAAGCGGGGATCGCGTCATTCTGTCCTTACAACATTGGCCCAGGTAAGTGTTTCCCGTCGACGTTTTATAAACGAATTAATGCAGGCGATCGCAGGGGAGCGTGTGAGGCGATTCGCTGGTGGATTAAGGACGGTGGCAGAGACTGCCGTATTCGCTCAAATAACTGTTACGGTCAGGTATCCCGGAGAGACCAGGAGAGCGCGCTGGCGTGCTGGGAAATCGACAGATAAGCAGAATATTTTGCTGAAAAATGAGGTTTGCTTACATGGACGGATAACACGAAATCCTGCGAACTGGCAAAATGTAAGTGAATAAAAGTAAAAACCCCGTTTGTTGGCAGCAAGCGGGGTTTTGTGTTTCTGACCTTGGATAAGGCAAGGGAGAACATGGAAAAGTATAAACGAATTCTGTTGAGGTTGACTATGAAAAACGGCCTTGAACTGAAAGCGCCAGTAACTGATGACATCAGCAGAGCACTGGCTTTTGCTATTAAGTGGGTGGCGGTCGGTATCGCTGTGTCTCCGATGCTGTATGGGCTGGCAAAACTGGTCATTGCGTTGAAATCGTGAAGGGAGGATTAAACATGTCAGACAAACTCATAATGCTGGCGAAGATCCTCTGTGTAATCGTCGGCATTTCATTTTCACTAATGCTGGTTGCTATTTGCTTTTCCACTGCCTGGCGCGTCTTAACTCTGTCAGGGCTGGTGGGGTGACAGAAACATGAAATGTGTACTGTATTCCGGTGACTGTCTTGATGTTATGCCTTCATTACTACCGGGAAGTGTTGACCTGGTTTTATGTGACCCGCCGTATGGAACCATTAAAGGGCTTACACTCCGTACATGGGATAAGAGTACGACAGCATGGGACGATGCCTTAAATCCTGAAGATATTTTCACACAGTGCGAACGACTGCTGAGGGTGGGCGGTGTGCTGGTCATGTTCAGCCAGGAGCCGCATACAAGCACGATGATTACTCTGGCGGATAAAAACCTGCCGTTTTTATATCGTATGGTGTGGAAGAAGGAGCATTTCCCCAACCCGCTTTCAGTAAAAAAAGCACCTGTATCTTTATTCGAGGATATCGTTGTTTTCCGGAAAAAATATGACAGTGAGAAAAACCACCCGCTGAGGGAGTACGCCCGAAATATCCTTTCTTTCATTGGCCACAGGACAGACAAGGAAGTTAACAAAACACTGGGGCACTGTCGGGCAGAGCATTTTTTTCGCGTGAACACAGTCCAGTTTTCCCTCTGCTCACAGGATACGTACAACGAGTTAATTAAACGCTTTGGTATCGACCGTATGCCGGGTTTCATGACATATGAAGAAATGTGCAAAGTGAATTCCGGTTACGGCACTGTGGTTTTTAATCTCCCTCAGGGGAAAAAATACCGCGCAAATATTCTGGAGTACGCGCGGGAGCGGGAGCGATGGCATCCGACCCAGAAGCCAGTTGCATTACTGGAAGAGCTGATTCAGACGTACAGCAACCCTGGCGACAGGGTACTGGATTTTACTATGGGGAGTGGTTCAACAGGTGTTGCATGTATCCGGACGGGGAGACGGTTTACCGGAATAGAAAAGGATGACCGGTATTTCGCTGTTGCAAAAAAACGTCTGGAAAAAGAAAACAGTGAAATGGTGGTGATATGAACCGTGTTCTGTGTGTGGTGATTATTGTCCTGCTGGTGGCCTGTGGTGCGCTTAGTCTGGGGCTGAATCATTACCGCGATAACGCCATCACCTACAAAGCGCAGCGCGATAAAAAAGCCAGAGAGCTGGAGCTGGCAAACGCAACCATTACTGATATGCAGCAGCGCCAGCGCGATGTTGCTGCGCTCGATGCTAAATACTCGAGGGAATTAGCCGATGCGAGAGCTGAAAATGAAACTCTGCGTGCTGATGTTGCCGCTGGTCGTAAGCGCCTGCGGGTTAAAGCCACCTGTCCAGGCTCCGTGCGTGAAGCCCCCACCACCTCCGGCGTGGATAATGCAACCGGCCCCCGACTGGCAGACACCGCTGAACGGGATTATTTCATCCTCAGAGAACGGTTGATGACAATGCAGAAGCAGCTGGAAGGGGCGAAGGAATATATCCGCACTCAGTGTATTAACTAGTATTTTTGTTATCCGGAGAATGCATGAAGAAATTACTGGTAACCGTAAAGCCTTTTCAGGGAACAATTCCGTTCCGTATTTTGCAGTGTGGTCGTGTTCTTGTTGAAGGTTCGTTCAGTGGTAAATGTACGCAATTACACTCCCGGACCTTTCAGGTGAATGCCACGAATGAAGAGCTAACCGTTGAGTGTACGATGAATGCAGCTAAATGCCGCATGGTATCGGCTGCATTACAGCCAGTGTGTTGAGCGACCTTATTATCCATGCGCGGTATTGTCGCCGTATTCCTGCATTAACAGAGACCGCAGCCCGACAGGGAGACTCCTCTGCGCGAGTGTGCGGGGATAATCAAAAACGATACACACCGGGGTTTACCGCGTTAACGGAGCGCGGCGTTGTCCCCTCATGGTCGCTGGTCCGGTGCGATGGTGGAAGAAACTGGATTTTGTTGCAACTGATAATCATTATCATTTTCTCGGGTCCTTTCCGGCATATGGACCCGTTACGGGGCGGCGACCTCGCGGATTTTCACTATTTATGAAAATTTTCCGGGATCCATGTCCGGTTTCTCTGCAAGTTAACCATATGAAAAATATAAAAACATGCTTTCCATGAACCGGACATGCGCAAAAAATAGACACTAAAACCGGACATGACCGGTTTTGTTGTGATTGTGAGGTGAGAGTTTTTGCGAGGTGAGGAGTGGCTACGCAGACTGAAGTTGCCAGGCATTTAAGTCTGACCGATCGCCAGCTTCGCAGATTGCAGAAATTGCCGGGTGCCCCGATATCGAATAAGCGAGGGCAACTGGATCTGGATGCCTGGCGCGATTTTTACATATCGTATCTGAGAAGAAGTAAAAACGATGTGCCTGATGGCGATAGCGAAGACGACTATGAGGAGAAATTGCTTATTGCCAGATGGGAACTGACAGCAGAACAGGCTGTTACACAGCAGTTAAAAAATGAGGTGTCAAAAGGAAAACTTATTGACACCGGGTTCTGTATTTTTGCCCTCAGCAAGCTGGCAATGGCGTTATCCAGTACGCTTGATTCCATCCCTTTATCCATGCAGCGACAGTTTCCTGATTTAACACCGCGCCATCTTGACCATCTGAAAACCCTTATTGCGAAGGGGGCAAATCAGTGTGCGCGGGCGGGGGATAAATTACCGGATTTACTCGATGAATATATCAGAGCAACAACTGAATAATATGATGAGCGCTGTCACAACAGCATTACAGCCCCTGATAAGGGCATTGCCGGTGACGCCAGTTGAATGGGCTGATCAAAATTATTATCTGCCTAAAGAATCTTCATATGGTGAGGGAGAATGGAAAACGCTGCCGTTCCAGATCGCCATCATGAACAGCATGGGGAATGATCAGATCCGGACTGTTAATCTGATTAAATCTGCCCGTGTTGGCTATACAAAGATGTTGCTGGGAGTCGCCGGGTATTTTATTGAGCATAAATCCCGAAACAGTCTGCTTTTTCAGCCCACGGATTCTGCCGCTGAAGATTTTATGAAGTCTCACGTGGAGGCGACGATTCGCGATGTTCCCTGCCTGAAAAAACTTTCTCCCTGGCTGGGACGTAAACATCGTGATAATACCATCACGCTGAAACGCTTTTCATCGGGTGTGGGTTTCTGGTGCCTGGGTGGTGCGGCAGCAAAAAACTACCGTGAAAAATCCGTGGATGTGGTCTGCTATGACGAGCTTTCCTCGTTCGAGCCGGATGTTGAAAAAGAGGGCTCGCCAACCCTGCTGGGGGATAAGCGTATTGAGGGCTCGGTATGGCCAAAATCCATTCGCGGCTCGACGCCAAAAATAAAAGGTTCCTGCCAGATCGAAAAAGCGGCCAACGAGTCGGCGCATTTTATGCGTTTTTATGTGCCCTGCCCACACTGCGGGGAGGAGCAGTATCTGAAATTTGGCGATGAGTCCACGCCTTTTGGCCTTAAATGGGAGAAGGACAGCCCCGAAAGCGTTTTCTACCTCTGTGAACATCATGGCTGCGTGATCCATCAGTCTGAGCTTGACCAGAGCAACGGGCGGTGGATCTGTGAAAACACGGGGATGTGGACCCGTGATGGTCTGACGTTTTTCAGCGCTGCGGGTAATGAAATTCCACCGCCGCGCTCCATCACGTTCCACATCTGGACGGCGTACAGTCCGTTCACCACCTGGGTACAGATAGTCTATGACTGGCTGGATGCACTGAAAGATCCCAACGGCGTGAAAACCTTTGTGAACACCACGCTGGGCGAGACCTGGGAAGAGGCCGTGGGCGAAAAACTCGATCACCAGGTGCTGATGGATAAGGTTGTGCGTTACACAGCGGCGGTGCCTGCCCGGGTGGTTTATCTGACGGCGGGTATTGACTCGCAGCGAAACCGTTTTGAGATGTATGTCTGGGGATGGGCTCCGGGAGAGGAAGCCTTTCTGGTGGATAAAATCATCATTATGGGGCGTCCCGATGAGGAAGAGACGCTGTTACGTGTGGATGCGGCGATCAACAAAAAATACCGCCATGCAGACGGAACCGAAATGACCATTTCCCGTGTCTGCTGGGACACAGGGGGGATCGATGGCGAAATTGTCTATCAGAGGTCAAAAAAACACGGTGTTTTCCGGGTGCTGCCGGTAAAAGGTGCATCTGTTTATGGCAAGCCGGTGATCACCATGCCAAAAACCCGCAATCAGCGGGGCGTGTATCTGTGCGAAGTGGGGACGGACACCGCAAAAGAAATTCTCTATGCCCGTATGAAAGCCGATCCCACGCCTGCGGATGAAGCCACGTCGTATGCCATCCGTTTTCCTGATGATCCGGAGATTTTTTCGCAGACAGAGGCGCAGCAACTGGTGGCGGAAGAGCTTGTGGAGAAGTGGGAAAAAGGAAAGATGCGTCTGCTGTGGGATAACAAAAAGCGGCGTAACGAAGCGCTGGACTGCCTGGTGTATGCCTACGCGGCATTACGTGTGTCCGTGCAACGCTGGCAGCTTGATCTGGCTGTACTGGCAAAATCCCGGGAAGAAGAGACGACCCGGCCAACCCTTAAAGAACTGGCAGCGAAGCTGTCCGGAGGAGTGAATGGTTACAGTCGCTGAACTGCAGGCGCTGCGTCAGGCGCGCCTTGATTTATTAACCGGTAAACGGGTGGTGTCTGTCCAGAAAGATGGTCGCAGAATTGAATATACGGCGGCCTCTCTGGATGAGCTTAACCGTGCGATCAATGATGCTGAGTTGGTACTGGGGACAACCCGCCGTCGCCGTCGTCCGCTGGGAGTGAGGTTATGAAACGAACGCCTGTCCTGATTGATGTGAACGGCGTTCCGCTTCGGGAGAGCCTAAGCTACAACGGGGGCGGCGCAGGATTTGGCGGGCAAATGGCAGAGTGGTTGCCACCCTCGCAGAGTGCCGATGCGGCCCTGCTGCCCGCGTTGCGTCTGGGGAATGCCCGTGCAGATGATCTGGTGCGCAATAACGGAATAGCGGCCAATGCGGTGGCCCTGCATAAGGATCACATTGTCGGGCATATGTTTCTGATTAGCTACCGTCCGAACTGGCGCTGGCTGGGGATGCGGGAGACCGCGGCAAAAAGTTTTGTCGATGAGGTGGAGGCGGCCTGGTCAGAATACGCAGAAGGGATGTTTGGTGAGATCGACGTGGAAGGGAAACGCACGTTTACGGAATTTATCCGTGAAGGTGTGGGCGTTCATGCGTTTAACGGCGAAATCTTTGTGCAGCCGGTCTGGGATACGGAGAGCACGCAACTGTTTCGTACGCGTTTTAAAGCCGTGAGTCCGAAACGGGTGGACACGCCAGGACACGGTATGGGGAACCGTTTTCTGCGGGCCGGTGTGGAGGTCGATCGATATGGTCGTGCCGTTGCGTACCATATCTGTGAGGATGATTTTCCTCACTCCGGGAGTGGACGATGGGAACGGATCCCGCGTGAACTTCTCACCGGGCGTCCGGCCATGCTGCATATTTTCGAGCCGGTGGAGGACGGGCAGACCCGTGGGGCCAATCAGTTTTACAGCGTCATGGAACGGCTGAAGATGCTCGATTCCCTGCAGGCAACACAGCTTCAGTCGGCCATTGTTAAAGCCATTTATGTCTATCATCTCCCCGTAGTTGTCCGCATCGTTCGCCAACTCCACTGAAACCCTTGCTGCGGCTGGAATGTCGTTTTCCATACTTTTGATGACCGTTCATCACACTTCCAGGTTTTCGCGGTTTTGTGTATTGCAATGTGTATTGCAAATTGGCGATCGGGATGGGTGTGTATTGCAAATCTCTTGAGGGCTGTTAATGGCTATTGAAAACAAACTCAGTGACAAACTGTTAAAGAGTCTTGTCGGAAAACGGCAGGACAAACAAAAAACAATAGCGGATGGGCGCGGGTTGTCTGTGCGTGTAAGCATGGTTGGGGGGATCAGCTTTGTTTTTTACTATCGTCTTGGTGGCAGGGAATCCCCTCCGGTATGGCTTACACTTGGGCGCTATCCTGATATGTCTCTTGCAACAGCCAGGCGCATGCGTGATCAGTGCCGTGAGTGGCTGGCTGAAAATCTGGACCCCCGCAGGCAAATAAAACTTGCCGCCGAAAAAACCATGCAACCAGTGACCGTAAGGGATGCGCTGTTTTACTGGTACGACAATCACGCCACAACAGCCAGAAAAGAGCATGAATATTTAATAAAACGATTTGAAAAGCATATCTTCCCCTATATCGGTGATATGGCTATAGAACAGTGCAAATTACACACATGGCTTGCCGTCTTTGACAGGATCAAAAAAAATGCGCCTGTTATGTCTGGTGCAATTTTTCTTGATATCAAACAGGCGTTGCGTTTTTGTCGCGTCAGGCAATACATCGCGTGCGATCCCTTTGGCGATATTAACGTAAGTTATGTCGGGCGCTCATCCGGTATAAGGGATCGCGTTCTTAATATCAATGAAACAGCGGATGTATGGTCTTATGCTTACGGTAATAATTTGCTGACACTGTCATCAATACATAACAGAAGAATAATGGTTATCTGCCTGGTGTTTGGTTGCCGTCAGCAGGAGGCGAGGTTATCCACATGGGACGAATGGGATTTAAAAAACTGGGTATGGACAGTCCCAAAAGAGCACAGCAAAAACAAGGAGGCCATAGTAAGGCCTGTTCCTGACGGCATAAAACAATGGCTCGTTAATCTTTACGCAGAAACAAAAAATCGCGGTTATGTTGTCGGTTGTGCTTTGCAAAGGGCGACAATAACAGGGGCTGCAAACAGAATATGCAGGCGTCTTGGTCATGATATTAATGGCTTGTGGTGCATACATGATTTCAGGCGCACATTTTCCACTGCGCTTAATGATATGGGGGCGGATCCTTATATTGTCGAACTTCTTTTAGGTCATAAAGTGAAAGGGGTTGCCGGTGTTTACAATAAAAGCAGGCATATAAAGAAAAAACTTGAGGTGCTTAATATGTGGGTTAATTACCTTAATACGATAGCAGGATTTAACAACAACGTTATCGAGCTTAATAAAGAGGTGGTGTGATATGGCAATTTATTCTCTTGTTGATGAAAACGATTTGCGCACAATGAAGGACATTGATCGGTTCATTCGTGAAAAAGAGTGCATAGCACTTACCACGCTGGCAAACTCAACACGCTGGAAAATGGAGCAGGCAGGTAAATTCCCGCGACGTATCAAGATCGGTGAACGTGCGGCAGGGTATCGACTTTCAGAGGTTCAGGCATGGATCCGTGGTGAGTGGCATCCTGGATGGAAACCTGGAAAAACAAAACAGCAATAACCAGTAAATAACGCCCCTCATCAAGAGGGGTTTTTGTCTATAGGGTAAAACGCGATGAATAAAAATATTGCCGTGACGGGCAAGGGGTACGCTCGTCCAGTGAAAAAATTCTGTGATATTCGTGATCTTGTCGTTCTGCGCTTTGATGGTGTGAGCGTTCGCGTGGTGTATGTGAACGGCGATCCGTGGTTTGTTGCCGTTGACGTGTGCGCTGCGCTGGAAATTGTTGATCACAAGGTTGCGTTACGCCGTCTCGATGATGATGAAAAGGGGGAGTGTTTAATACCCACCCCAGGTGGAAATCAAACAATGCGAACGGTATGCGAGTCAGGGTTCTACAAACTAATCGCCAGAAGTCGGAAAGCTGTTACTCCTGGCACGTTCGCCCGTCGTTTCAGTAACTGGGTATTCAGAAATGTGATACCAGGTATCAGAAAAACGGGGGCTTATGGTATCCCGTGGGGGGCATTACAGGATTTTTCCCGCCGTAAAGAGCAATATCAAATAAGTGCCAGCGAGAAGGGGAGGGAGCTACAGGCATGTAAGCGCAAAAAACGTGAACTGGAGGAAGAAGAAAAAAGGCTGATACGTGAATATCAGCCTGAGTTTTACTTTGGTGAGCGTATTCAGTAACCACACGCGGTGCTGATTATACGGTACATCGTGTTAACCGAGAAGCTACCCACCAGCAAGGCAAAATCTTCTGCTAAAAAATGACATATGGCCAGTCGTCCGGAAAGCATGAAATTTTACAAAAATGGAAAATGAAGATTTTTATTGTGCTGGTGGGTAAAAACAAAAAGCGCCCCGTTGCCGGAGCGCCCTTGTGAACAATTAACCTGCTGCGAAAAAATTGGATCAGTGCAGGGAAATTATATCAACTGTGTGAAGAAGCGCCACAATTGCCAGTTTAGCTTTGCGGCGAACGCGTCAATAAAGAATATTCTTTCTTTAAATTCTGTTTGTGTATTTTTTCGTAGTTTTTCGTAGTTTTTCGTAAGGAGAAAGAGCGGCGCGTATGCACCGCTAAGGAGTTTATTTTCATGACTTATGCAGCTTTCAATCTTAGCACCGCCGTAGCTGGTGGACAAGGCTATCAGCCAGGCGGTCGGTTTTTAGTGGCTTTTAACCGCCGTGGGTATTTCTCGACAAAATCTTCAAGGGCAAATTTTTCTGGTGGCACTAAGCGCGGCGCTGGTGGTGGTATTTTTGTTCTGGTTAGTTCTTCCTCAAGTCTGGCGCAGGCTTCTAACTGCCTTTGCCGGATGATTTCATCATCTTGCGTTTGCGTGTCTTGTATTGGTGATAGTGTGTTGTTGGTCATGATACTGCCCTGTAAAGCAATGCGCCGGAGTACCTCACGCCACGGCGCTGATAGTGATTATTCTGATTCTTGGGTCTTGCGACGCTGGAGTTCTTCGCGTGCAACGGTGACAAGTTGCCCGATTTCTTCCGCTGCTTTGATGCCGATTTGTTCGACCTTAGCCAGAGCATCCAGTGAAGACACAAGGGGATTTTCTCCGCTGCCTTCTGCCTGGCGGCGGGCGATTTCACCGCGCATGGCGGTTACTATGAATCCGGCGTTGCTTTCACCGTCCAGTTTTACGGATTCCATGCCTTCAATAACATCATGCGGGATCCGAGCTGTCAGTGATTGTGATTTTGCGTTTTTTGAACCTGTAGCCATCTGTAATCCTCTCAATGAAAGTGTAAGACAATATACACATAAAAAGTCTTACATAAAAGCATTGACATGTAAGCCACCTATAAATAAAGTTACTTACACCTTGTTAATGCAAGGTGCAGAAACGACGAAACCCGGCAGTGCGCTAACACTAACCGGGCTTCTAACCACCAACGATAGAAAGCGTATCGAGGTAGCTATGAGAAATCATACCACACACCCGCAAGGGCGGGACTCGCACAACCTGAATAAATACATCTGGCGTTTTCTGGCCCGAAAAAACCAGTTGATCGCCAGTGTCGAAAATAGCTATGATTCCCGCGCACCTCATAAAACGGGTGCCGGGATTGGCGTCCTGGGCAAAACTGAAGCGCATAACACGCGCCCCGCGTGTTTTTTTGTGCCGCATAGTCACACCTTATCAATGGTGGGCTGTACGGGGGCGGAGCAATCCGCGCCGGTTTCTTCAGTGTCCGGTTACGCCAACCCTGTACAGTCCGCCACCAGCGAAATTGGCGTTTCCGGTGGCGGTTATCTTAACCACACTGAGGAGGCTGCCAACATGGCTACTATCCCTACCCTTGTACATTCTCAAACCGCCTTTCTCTGGCGCTTTATCATCTTTGGCGCGTCAGACCATCAAATCATCCACGTCACCGCCTGGACGGAACGCGAAGCGCGTAGCCGTTGCCCGTCCGGTTGTGTTGCTGTATTCGCCGCCCGTATTCGTCAGGAGGTGTGCCATGTGCAATAAAACCACACCGGACGCAGCCGCCGCGCTCACTACACTGATGCACGCGCTGATTGATATTTCTGTTATTGCTGACAGGGCGCATAAGCACGCCACCAGTGAAACAGAATATGCCGGGGCTTTCGTTCCTCATTCGCTGGCGGTTATGCAACTTAGTGCTGATATGGCGCTGAATGAGGCCAAAGCTATCCTGATTTCTGATTGTGAAAATGGGGGGGGGTTATGCGTGATGATCGTTTTAATGCCCTGAAACAGGAGTTTGATGGTGCGCCTGATGATGCAGGTGATGCGCTTTCGTCAATATCCGAACTGATAAGAGTGGCCTTTTTCTTACTTGGCACGAAAGAATATAAATCAACTGGAATAGACGTACTGAATATTACTGCTGATTATGCGGAATATATGGCAGAAGTGGATTTAAGAAAGATAACGGACAGGGGGTAATATGCGTGATATTTACCACGAAACAATAGACCGCGCATTTAGTGCCCTTGCTTACGCTGAAGGTATGTACGAAATATTGCAAATGTGTCTGGAAACATTTGGCGATAATGAGCGTGATGTAAAGAAGGCGCGGATTATTAAATCACTGATAACTCTCCTTGAACCTGTAATAACAGAGTTGCAGGAAATAGACTTATTGCACGACAGATATAACGAACAGCACACCGGAGAATAAAAATAATGAAACTTAAATATCCTGGCTTAACTGCCAGTGGCAACACTCACCCTAAATTTACGCGCGGTGATATTTACCGCGACCAGTACGGCGGCACGGTAATGATTAAGGGCGTGGCGGGACGGTGCGTAACTTACCGCCGTGAAGGCTACGAATATGATTGCGTGATGCCTGTTTATCAGTTCCGGCGTGATTTTTCTCTGGTACAGACCGCGCCGCATAACGTGCCCACCAGCAACGCCAGGGCACGGGCAAACATCCAGAAGCTGAAAACCATGATTAACGGATTCAGGGGTAAAAAATGAAACTGGCACCGAACGTAAAACGATTACCGAAAGATAAATACACCGAAGCGGTTATTTTTGCGGGTATTGATGCTCACTCATTCGCAGAGCATTACATCATTGCACAGGCCAAAAAAGCAGGCGATCCAGTCCCTCCCGTTTATCTGGGGCGTTATCAGTTAAGCGAACTGGATAACCTCCAGATTGTTGATGATGGGCGATACAGGGCGACGGTGATACGCGCCGGAAATATTGAAGAGCCGCAGCTGTTAACCATCGCCACGAAACTGGCGAGCGCCGGAGTCCAGGAGGCGCGGCTACTTTCTGAAAATTTCGAATTGCTGGAGGAATGGAGCGACCAGCTTCCACGGCTTAGGGAGGCATGGGAACGCGGGGAAAGCCTGGTCATGAAAAAAATTCCCCAGCGAAAAACCACGCTACCGATGAGCGTTGGATCTACCGGATACGACACACAGCTTGATTACGTGGTAAAGGGGATTATTCCGGCATCGTCGCTTTGCAGCATATACGGGGCGAGCGGTTCCTATAAATCATTCCTTGCCGGATCGTGGGCGTGTCACGTTTCCACGGGCCGCCAGTGGGGAGGCCGCAGGGTGGCGCATGGCGCTGTTCTCTATGTGGTTGGTGAAGGCGGTATCGGCGTTCCGCGTCGTGTAAAAGCCTGGGAGGTTGTGCACGGTGAGCAGGTGAAAAATCTGTATCTGGTAAACCGTCCCATCTTTCCGGCTGTCCCGCTTGATGTTGATGAACTGGTTATTGCTGCCAGTCAGGTGGAGAGGGAAACGGGTAAACCTGTTCGCATGATTATTCTGGACACGCTGGCGCGTTGCTTTGGCGGCAATGATGAAAATGACTCCCGCGACATGGGGGCATTTATCCGTGGTTGTGACGAGCTTAAACGGCGCACAGGGGCTACGGTGCTGGTGGTTCACCATTCCGGCAAGGATGAAACAAAGGGGGCGCGTGGTTCCAGTGCATTTCGTGCATCACTGGACGCTGAATACCGGATACGCAGGGAGGACGCAGGAAGCGAAGCGCTGGTTATCTCATGCACCAAAATGAAGGACGCGGAGGAACTCAAAGAGGCTGCCTATGATTTGCGGGTGGTGGAGCTTTTTACCGACGCTGACGGGGAGTTAATTACGTCGCTGGTGGTGGTGGATAAGCCGCGCCCTCCCGTTGAACTGGAGCGCATCGAGGAGGCAGGCAACAAGACGGAAAACCATACCGCGCTATGGGGGTGCATCCGTTCACGCACACAGAACGGCGACAAGTGCACGATCCCGCTGTTACGTGACGATATGAAAAAGCTGGGGTATGACACAAAACACCTTAAACGATGGTTAGCCAAACTGGAAAAAGACGACGTGATCTACATTGACGGTGATGATGTAGGACCACTGTAAAAAGTGGGCATTAAAAGTGGGAAAGGTGGGCGATTTAACGTAATTTTAACAAAATCACCCACTTTCCCACGTGTATATATCCCAAAAAGTGGGCACTAAAAAAATACCTATGAAACAAGATGATATAAATCCCAAACTTCCCACGTTGGACGAAGTGGGAAAACGTAAAAAGTGGGCGAAAAAAGTGGGTAGAGGTGGGCGAATGACTCAAAAACACAGAGACAGAACAGAGCCAAAATATAAAGCGTTAGACATGACAGAGCACGCTTTAAAGGTGGCAATCAGGGTAATAGACCGCCACACGCGGGAAGGATACGCGAAGGAACATCCCGACCTGATAAGCGCATTCATGACCACAGCGGCGGCAAACTTTGCCACGCTGACAGAACGGGAGATAGCCGAAGCGGAACAGGTAACAACCATCAACGTTAAAACCGGAGAGGTGGAATCATGACAGCACAGATAGCCGCTTACGGGCGGCTGGTGGACGACCCGCAGGTAAAACAAACCAGCAAGGGCACACCGATGACGCTGGCGCGTATGGCGGTATCTCTGCCATGCAGCCAGGCACAGGACGGGCAGGCTACGTTATGGCTATCAGTGATGGCATTTGGTAAGCAGGCCGACTTCCTGGCTAAACATCAAAAAGGCGATGTTGCCAGCGTATCCGGCACGATGCAGGTAAGCCAGTGGACCAGACAGAACGGGGAAACGCGGCAGGGTTATCAGGTTATTGCAGACAGTGTAATCAGTGCCCGTGCTGCCCGTCCTGGCGGGAGCAGACGTACAACCACAGGCACACAGGGTAATCAGCCACCAGCGGGAGGCGATGACCCTTACGGTGACGGTATTCCGTTCTGAGGGGGTGACGATGGTACATGACCGCATAGCGGAGGAACTCGAGGCAAAAGGCTTTTACCGGAGGGCGGCGGCGCGATGGGGTGAAGTTATGCAGCTGGTGGAGACAGACAAGGAACGGCATCAGGTTACGATGCGACGGCTGGAATGTTCCAGGAAGGCACAGAGGCCACCGGAGCCGCCGGATAACTTCGGAGACCTGAAAAAAGCAGTAGATCGCACTTATGGCCGAAATGGGTATGGATGGTGTAAGCGATGA